TGTAAATCCTTCGGGTGATGCAGGCAGTGGTATTCTACGCCCTGAACAGGCACGTCGTTTTATTGACTACGTATGGGATGCAACTGTACTCGCCAAGGATGGTCGTCGTGTAACTATGCGAGCCAACACCATGGAACTTGAAAAGGTTAACGTTGGTGAGCGTGTAATTCGTGCCGCAGCTCAGGCTGTAGGTGACTACACAAACGCTGGCGCTCAGTTCTCAAAGGTAGAACTAACAACAAAGAAGATCCGCCTAGACTGGGAAGTCTCAGCGGAAGCTCTCGAAGATGGTATTGAGGGGGCTGCACTAGAGGATCACTTGGTCCGTCTAATGACAAATGCCTTTGCCAATGACATCGAAGACCTAGCCATTAATGGTACAGGAGCGGGTTCAGACCCATTCCTTTCAATCATGAACGGTTTTGTCAACAAGGTAAAGACTAACGGAGATGCACACGAAGCGCTGGTAACAGTAGCAGACAATGCATGGACTCCAGAGGTTATGCAGCAGATTGTTCTAGCTCTGCCACGTAAGTACCGTGCAATCAAGTCTAACTTGAAGTTCTATGCAGGTACCGATGCGTTCCAGGGTATCGTAAAGAACAACGGAACACTATCTGACGCAATTGCTGAGGCTCTTGGAAAGAACGGTAACACTGCGGCTAACACCCAGGCTTACCTAGATGGACAGGGTCAGACATTTGGTGGTGCTCGCACTACCCGTGTTCTAGGAATTGACGTTCAGGAAGTTCCTTACTACCGAGATGGTTACGTAGACCTTACATTCCCACAGAACCGTGTGTGGGGATTCCAGAGGGACATCACAGTTAACCGTCAGTACCAGCCAAAGAAGGACACAATTGAATACACTGTGTTCATTCGCTTTGGTGTACAGTGGGAAGAAGAGGACGCAATTGCGTTCGCTGACGCAGCTGCTGACAGCTAAGCCATAGAAACAAATTGAGGGGGCAGGGGCATCTAGCTCCTGCCCCTTTATTCATTAATCTGATATAATTAAATAAATAGAAGGAGACACTATGTCCGAAGAAAATAACAGCGAAGAGCTTGCTTCTGAAATTTTAGAAACTGAAGATGAGCTAGTTCTAGAAGAAAAGCCTGAAGTTAAAGAAGACCTTTCCGAAAAGGTTGAAGTCAAGCAGGCTGTAGAAGTTAAGCCAAATACAGATAATGTTATTACCAATGAAAAGCAGAGCACTTCTTTGGGGGATGGCACCGTTGCTGGAATTACCTCTGTTGCTAACGGAGTAATTGGAACAGGCAAGGTTGCAAGAAAGCCAAAGGCTGAGCCTGTAAATACCAAGCCAAAGGTTGAAAAGGTTGCAATCTATTCAACAAAAAATGTAACCTGGAGCTCAGTCGGAAAAGTTTATAAGGGCTATAATCTTGTTACACCAGAACAGGCTGAATCTTGGCTATCTCGTAGCCATGTTAGAACAGCAACTCCAGAAGAGGTTGCAAGGGAGTTTGGCAAGTAAATGCAAATTTTGAGAGTTCCGCCATATAATACAGATGTCACAATTTCTGTTAGTTCAACTGGAACTAGCTACGAATACACCATTTTGGATATGGCGGACTCCTCAACTATTTCTGGAACTGCAACATCAAACTCATCTTCAAATGTAACTCTGTCCTTGCCATCAAGATATGACAACACTTACACAATTAATATCGACGACGAAGAATACATTGTTGAAGTCGTTAGGCCGTATGTCGACCCAAACACAAAAGGCGAGACAGCTACCGAGATAGAGAAGTATGCAAAAAATGAAGAGCTAGCCAGAGCAATCATTGATTCTGTAGTCTCAGATGGGTTTTACTATAGGAAAAAGTCTTATTCCACAGTCGGTCTCGGTGCCGATCTTTTGCCAATCTGGGATGACGTAAAAAAGCTTTTGAAGCTATATGAAAATAATATCTTGGTGTTTGATTCCTCGAATCCAGATATCTATACCGTTAAGTACGAGATAGATAAGAGTAGGCTTGGAGTCCAAGAGTCCACTACTGAAATTATTAATAGAAATGAGTCTGCCCCGAACATCCTTCCAGCTGGTGGCTCCGACATGCTAGATCTTAATTTTTCCTTTAGGGGCTTCCCCAAAGGATTTGACTATACCATTATTGCTGAATTTGGTTATGCAAAAATTCCATCAGACATTGTAAGAGCAACGGAGCTTCTAGTAGAAGACATTGATTGTGGAAAATTAGACTATTACAAGAGATACATTTCTGACTATAGCACAGATCAGTTTAAGATCAAATTTGATGCAGGCGTTTTTGATGGAACGGGGAACATTTTAGTGGACAAGATACTTTCTAAGTATCACAGGCCCATTAAGTCATTAGGAGTTTTTTAATGGCATGCGGAGACAAGACAGACTTCATGTTTCCCATGGAAGCAGACATTTTTTACCCAATAGTTGAGCAGACAGCTTTAGGAAATGTTAAGAAAAGTTGGATCCTAGACAGGACTATTGCCTGTAATTTTAATACTGCTGGTACAGCATGGAAAGAAGAAATTAAGCCAAACGTTGATATAACTCAGGACAATGTTCTAATTGGAAGAGCCAGAGAAGACATAAGAATATCAAGCAGGAAGTCTGAGAATGCAATTACAAATGTAATTATCACAAATATCCGTGACAAGAACTGCAACCCTTTATACACAGAACCAGCTGGACCAAGAAAGGGAAAGTCTACTATTTTTGAAGTGGCAACAAACCAGCCATTCGTTGGTCCTTTTGGAAATGCTGAATATTATAAGATTATTATTCGTAGGTCAGAAAACCAGGGGGCTGACGTATAATGATTAGGCTAAAAGTTAATAATAAAAAGTTTATGCGTGATATGGATAATATGGTTGACTATACTTTTGGGTTTTTAGATGGTGTAAAAAGAGGCCTACCATCTTTTTTAAAATCATTTGGAGAAACATCCTTGGTAGCATTAAAGCAATATATAGATTCGAACGCTAGGGTAAACCCTCAGTTGCTACACCACGTATACGAATGGAACCAGACGGGTTCCCCAGATGCAAGATTATTTAATCTAACTTATACAGTCAAAGGAAATGGCCTTTCTTTCAATTCTAAGTTTAAGCAGTCGAGAGCTATAAAAGATGGATCTACTGTTCCATTTTACAACAAGGCAGAAATAATGGAGAATGGCATACCAGTAACAATAGTTCCTAAACAAAAGGTGCTTGCGTTTGAGGATGATGGCGAAGAGGTTTTTACATCTGCTCCAGTTACAGTAGATAATCCAGGTGGTATGGTACAGGGAGAATATGAAAGAGTGTTTGATTCATTTTTCTCTAGATACTTTAGGCAGTCTTTTCTAGAGTCAACTGGTATAGCAAACTATCTTCGCAACCCAGTTGATTTTAAAACTAATTTTAGCTCTGCTAAGCGTGGCGGTAGATCTCGTGGCATTGCTGTTGGGCTTAATTGGATTAGAAAGGCGGGTGTCTTATAATGGCATACTCTTACCCACCAATATTTATTAATGACTATCTCTCGGAAAAGATCCCAGAAATTTTGGGTCCAGAAAGATTTAATGGTAGTATAATGAGGTTTTTCCCTACAGCCCCAACAGACCTTCAGGCACTAACTGAGAATTTCCCAGACGCATCGGCTGATGTTTTTGCGGTATATGACAGAATGTTTAAGATGAGAAGGCGTGCCTTCCCACACATTAAGGATGAGCAGCTACTTTACTACTTCTATAAGATGCATAGCGACTCTGAGGCACTTGTTTTTGCAACCCAGGTTGTTCAGGATCTTCTAGATCGTGGCGATGAATCAGCAGAAGATCTTAATGCTTGGATCGTAAATAGTCCAAATTATAACCCAGTAACCAAGCTTTATAAAGGTGAGTTTTTACCAGTATATTTTCACGACATCAAAATCTATCAACTAGAGGAAACCAGGGATATTATTGACTTTGGTACTGCCAGGACCTATGCTGGAAACAAGATTATCATAGATTATTGCTATCACACCAAGGGATATTCTCAGGGAAACGTCTCCTACAATACTACCAATCTATAAAAGGGTGCTATAATTAGCTTGAGGAAACAAAGCCCTCTTATCCATAAAACGAAAAAGAGGTGAAAAATTATGGCATATACACGTGGTAATAGCTCACAAATTATTGTTGGTGCAGCTGCTCTATTTACTTACGAAAACGGTCTTTTGACAGACGGTGATCTACCAGCATATACAGACGACGTATCGTACAAGACAACCTTGTCTGACGATGCTGACTTCCGTAACGTTGGTTACACAATGAATGGTCTTGAGATCGTATTCCAGCCTGACTTCGGAGAAGTCCAGGTTGACCAGGTTCTAGATGTTGCTAAGCTATACAAGCAGGGTATGCAGGTTAACCTGAATACTGCTTTTGCTGAAGCTACACTAGAGAATCTTCTATTTGCACTAGCTGCAAAGGATGATGACCTAACTACTGTTGCTGGAAACCCAACAATGAACCTGTCCGCAGGTGACATTGGAGAGTGTCCAGTAGAGCGTGGTCTAGTAGCTGTCGGCCCAGGAACTGGTGACTGTGCAGCATCTGACCAGATTGAACGTATTTACGTTGCTTACCGTGCACTTTCTATTGAGAGTGTTACTGTAGGCGCTAAGCGTGACGAAGCAACAATGTTTGAAGTTTCGTTCCG